TGATTCTGCAATGATTAAAGCAGGTAGAGCAGCACCGAATACTATTCCTCAGCTTGATCTTGATGCTGCTGTACAGCAAGAACTTGAGCGCAGAAAGGGTAAGTAATGGATTTATCTAAAATCTCTACTAAAGACTTGGAATATATAAAGGCTGGCAAGTTAGATAAAGTATCAACTGCTGGCCTTCAAGCATTTGCAGAGGCTAAAGGTATGCCAACAACTCCACAGCCTTCTATAGTTGCTCCTGTTGAGTATTCTCCTATGGCTGAGACTATTAGGGCTGCTGCTGGTGGGCTTACATTTCAATCTGCTGATGAGTTAGAAGCTGCTATTCGTTCTGGTGCTATTAGTGGGCCTGAATACACAAAGATTAGAGATCAACTAAGAGCGCAACAAGGTCAATTCCGTCAAGAAAGGCCAGGTCAGGCTTTAACTTCTGAAATAGCTGGTGGTTTAGCTGCTCCTTTAGGTGTTATTGCAAAGCCTATAACGCGTGGTTTAGGTATGGTTGGTGATGTCGCTCTTGGTGCTGGTATGGGTGCGGCTACTGGTGCAGGTATGGCTCCAGAGTTACAAGACATTGCTGGTCAGGCTGTACTAGGTGGATTAGTTGGAGGTGGTGGCACTGCGGCACTTAGTGGTGCTGGTAGATTGCTTGCTCCTAATATCCGTCCTGAAGCTGCTGCATTACGTGAACAAGGTATTCCATTAACACCTGGTTCAGCCTTTGGTGGTCGTATTCAGCAAGTAGAACAAGCTGCTGAGAGTTTGCCTATTATTGGTAGGGTTGTTAGTGGAGCGCGTGAACAGCAATACGAAAAGTTTAATACTGCTGCGTATAACAAGGTTCTTAGAAACCTTAGCCCTAACTTAAAGGTTCCTGAAAATGCTGTAGGTAGAGATGCTTTTAAATTTGTTGAGGATGCTATCGGAGCACAGTATCAGGCTGTCGTTCCAAAACTAAAAATTGAATATACTCCACGAGTAGATAAAGCATTTGACGCTGTGAAAAACAAGTACGCAAAAGGTAAACTACCACCTAGTTTGCAGAAAGAATTTTCTACTTATGTTGATGGTTTAAAAACTGATTTTAGTGCAACTCAAGTAATGTCAGGCACAAGAGCACAAGCAATTAAACAAGACTTAGGTAATACAGCTAATGCTTATGCTACTTCTCAAGGTTCTGAGCGACTATTGTCTGATGCTTATCGTGATTTGCAGCGTGTATATATGACACAAATGAAGAACCAGAATCCTAAATTTGCTCAAGATTTAAATAAAGCAGATTCAGCATTTAAAGACTTTGTACGAGTTCAGACAGCTATGGCAAAGACTAGAGGTGAAGAAGGTATCTTTACTCCTGCTCAATTAGAGGCTGCTGTGCGTCAATCAGATAGATCAGCACGTAAAGGTGCGTTCGCTCGTGGTGCTGCTCCGATGCAGGATTTGTCAGGTACAGCTATGTCGGTACTAGGCTCTAAAGTTCCTGATAGTGGTACTGCTGCGCGTGGTATGACAGGTGCTTTATTAACAGGTGGTGCTTCTTATGTTGACCCTATGATGGGTGCATTAACAGGGTTAGCCACATTGCCATATTATAAATACGGTGAAAAAGCGATGTTTTCACCTAGAAACCCAACATTTTCAGAGGCAGTACAAAGAGCTAGAACTGCTGCACCGTTTGCTGTTCCTGGCTTACTAGGCTTGACTCAATAGGAATAAATCATGGCAAAGACAAAGATTAGTGAATTTGATGCAAACCCTGCGTTAAATACCGATATTGACAGTATTAACATCGCGGAAGGGTGCGCCCCAAGCGGAATTAATAACGCTATTCGGGAATTAATGTCACAATTGAAAGATCAGCAAACAGGCACGTCAGGCGATAGCTTTACTGTCGGTGGGAATCTAACTGTTTTAGCTCAAGGTGATGTCAGACTATCTGATTCGGATTCATCTAATTATGTTGCGTTACAAGCACCGACTACGTTAGCTGCGAACTATACGCTAACACTTCCTACTGCTGATGGCACGATTACTCAGGCACTTAAAACTGATGGTGCTGGTGCTTTATCCTTTGGTAATTGCGTTTCATCGGTAGGCTGGACTGGTGGCATTGTCTCTGTAGGCACAGCTACGACAACTCCTGCTCTGACTGTTGCTGGTACATCTGGTGGTGTTCCTTATTTTAGTAGTGGCACGACTTGGACATCATCTAGCGTATTGACTGCTAATGCTTTAGTGGTTGGTGGTGGTGCTGGTTCAGCTCCTGCTTCGATAACTACTGGAACTGTTGTAGTTACTGCATTGGGTGTTAATACTGGCTCTGCTGGTGCGTTTGTTGTTAATGGTGAAGTAATACCTCCTGCAAATGGCGGTACTGGTTTAACTTCTCCTGGCACTGGTGGTAACTTTTTACAGTCGAATGGTACAGGATGGGTTAGTTCAGCAATCACACCTAGTATTTCTCTAGTTGTTTCTAGCAGAACGTCGAATACGATATTAAGCTCTGGTGATACTAGTACGTTAATTAATGTGACTAGTGGTACGTTTACACAGACATTATCGGCAGTTTCTAGTCTGCCATCTGGTTGGTATTGCTATTATAGAAATACTGGCACTGGCGTAGTAACACTTGACCCTAACGGTTCTGAGTTAATTGGTGGCGTTACTACTGCTGTATGTAACCCTGGTGATATTTGGTTGATTCAATCTACCGGAACAGCATTTTTCCTTAATCGTTTAGTTGGAAATAATTCGGTTATTTATACGTCTGGCACAAGTACATTTACTGTACCTGCTGGCGTTTATAGAATTTATGCTGAATGTTGGGGTGGTGGTGGTGGTGCTAGCCAAGCAACTGGTGCAGGAGCTGGAGGTTATGCCGCAGGATGGCTTAATGTAACACCAGGAGACACTATAACCGCCTCAGTTGGCTCTGCTGGCGGCAGTGCTGGTGTTGATGGTAGTACAACTACATTCTCTACTTTTACTGCTAATGGTGGTACAGGTGGTGTTGGTGGAAGTGCTGCTTCGGCTCCTGGTGGCAGTGCTTCTGGTGGAGCTATTAATATTTCAGGTGGTAATGGAGGATCGCAACCAACAGGCGGCACGATGACGGCGTTTGCTTCTGGTGGTGCTGCTGCTAATGGTGGCTTGGGTTTTGTTGGTTGTGGTGGTGGTAATGGTGGAATACCTGGTGGTGGTGCTGCGGCAGGAGGTGGAGTAACAGGGCCATATTCAGGTGGCAGAGGTCAAATTAACGTATGGTGGGTTTAATTATGTCTAATGAAAAAGTTGAACTCACAGACCAGCAAATAGACCATATAGCTGAGAAAGCTGCCGAAGTGGCTTTTAAGAAGATTTACGAAGAAGTAGGTCGGTCAGTTGTTAAAAAGATACTGTGGATAGTCGGTGCTGGTGCTCTAGGACTCATGTTCTGGATGGCTGGTAACGGCTCTCTACCGAAATAAAATTGATCCGCTAACGATATTAGCTATTGCAAAAACTGCTGCTAGTGCTATTCGTACTGGCTGTGAGATGTATCAGTCGGCTAAAGCTGATGGAATGGAATTGGTTGATGCGTATGGTAAGGCTAAAGATGTTGTAGCGGATATAAGTAAGAATCTAGGTAGTTTCTTTAAGGCGCATGAACAGCTAGAGAAACACGTACACGAGGAAGAATTAAAAACTAAGAAGGTACGTGATCCTGAATTGTCAGTAAATCAGGAGGCTTTTAATCGGATACTTGCACAAAAAGAAATGAACCGATTAGAGACTGAATTGCGCGAAATGCTCGTATATCAAGCTCCACCAGAGTTAGGTGCTGTTTGGTCTGAGTTTGAGGTAATGCGCGACAAGGTAAAAGAAGAACGTGCTTTAGTTCAACGTCAAGAATTGCAAAGGCAACAAGCTGCAAAATGGCGACTAGCAAAGATAAGAAGGCAAATAAAGGAACAACTGACTTCAGTTTTAGCAGTCCTGTTCGTAACCCTGTGGTTCCTATGGCTAATGATCCTGATACGAACGAGCCACACATCCCGTGGACTACACTCATCACCCTATTGGTACTGTGTCTTGTGCTAGTTATAGCATTGCCTGTCATGGGTATAATGTATATGGACATGAATAACGCTACTAATGCGGCTGTGTACGAGATTAAGAAAATGCGTGAATTACGGGCTAAGATGATTATAGAAATGAGGGGTGAATGATGCTTACATTATTATCAACGTTTGTCAGTTTCCTATCGGGTGGCTTACCTAAACTATTAGATTTCTTTCAGGATAAGCAGGATAAGAAACATGAATTAGCTATGGCTCAAGTCCAGATGCAGATGCAACTAGAGATGCAGAAAGCAGGTTTCCAGGCTCAAGAACGTATAGAAGAAGTACATACAGAGCAGATTCAATTACAGACAGCAGCAGACGAGCGTATAGCACTGTACAACCACGACGTAGAGATCGGTAAGGGTGCTAGTCAGTGGGTAATTAATGCTCGCGCTATGGTGCGTCCTACGGTCACATACGGCTTATTCTTTTTATTGGTTGCCATTGATATAGCTGGTATCTGGTATGCATGGACTCAGAACGTACCGTTTAAAGTGATGATTGATGAGGTGTGGGATGCAGATACTCAGTTGATATGGGCTTCTGTTATTGCTTTCTGGTTTGGTACTCAGGCATTTAGTAAAAAATGAACGTAAGCGACAATGTTCTGAAAGTCATCAAACATCACGAGGGGATAAGGAATAAGCCTTATCTCTGTCCTGCTGGATTATGGACTGTCGGTGTAGGTCATGTTTTATATCCCAAGCAGGGACTATTACCAGTGGCTCAGAGAGGCTCTATAGGGCTTCGTATTGAGGATTTTAGGGTATTTAGTAAGGATGAGATAGATGCGATTCTTAAAGCTGATTTGCAGCGTTTTCAACGAGGCGTATTACGTTATTGCCCTATTATTACTACTCAAGGTCAGTTTGATGCGCTCGTCTCTTTTAGCTTTAATGTAGGACTAGGAACATTGCAGCGTAGTACCTTGCGGCAGAAACATAATCGAGGTGACTATGATGGTGCTGCTGATGAATTCATGAAATATACGCGTGGTGGTGGCAAGGTATTAAAAGGTTTAGTCAATCGCAGAAAAGATGAACGAGCTATTTATTTGGGGTAAATAATGCGTATTCTTTCGATAATATTATTGTCATTAATATCATTTATGATATATGCTGCAACACTTGATGATGATGGCAATTTAGTATTAAGTCGAGATGAGGTACAGCAGACGATAGCTAGTTGGAATCTGATGAATGAAGAAATAGTTAATAAGAATCTAAGAATCCAGCAGCTTGAAAAAGAACTTGAATACGTTATAGCAAACAAATGTCTATAAAAATACCTGATGACTGTATGCCAGCTTGTTTTTCATGTGCTTTCTTTGACATTGAGCCTAAAGACGAATTAGGAATATGTCGGCGTTATCCTCCAATGTTGTTTCAAATAGAAGATGAATACGACAGTTGCTATCCTGTAACTGAACGAAATGACTGGTGCGGTGAGTTTACTCGTAAGGTAAATTGAAATGAAAGTATCGGAAGAAGAGTTTATTGAGCTATGGAATAAGTACGGTTCAGCATCAAAGATAGCAACAATATTAGATATTGGTGTTAGGTCAGTTTTTAATAGAAGAAGAGAAATAGAGGCAAGAACAGGCCAAGTATTACAGGCTACTGATCCACGTACCGCAAACTTCTCAATTACTTATCCTGGTAACGGAGTTAGAGCCAGAGCAGAGATAGAGAACGGTGTAATCATGGTGGCATCAGACTGTCACTATTACCCAGGGATTATATCAACGGCTCATAAGGCTTTTGTCCATCTAATTAAAGAACTCAAGCCTAAGATGGTCGTTATGAACGGCGACGTATTTGATGGTGCATCAGCATCTAGGCATGACCCTATAGGCTGGCAGCAGACTCCCACAGTAAAGCAGGAACTAGAAGCCTGTCACGACCGTCTAAATGAGATTGAGAGCGCGTCTAAGAGTGCTGTCTTGCACTGGACATGGGGTAATCACGATATGAGGTTTAACACGCGTCTAGCGTCCCAAGTTGGTACTGCATTTGAAGGCGTAAAAGGTTTTAATCTATCGGATCACTTCCCACGATGGAAGTTCTCTACGTCGCTAATGGTCAATGAGCATACAATGATTAAACACAGGTGGCATAACGGTATTCATGCTATCTATAACAATACGATGAAATCAGGCACCAGCATTGTCACAGGGCATTTACATAGCTTGAAGGTAACTCCGTGGACTGATTACAATGGAAGTAGATACGGTGTAGATACAGGAACATTAGCGAATATTGATGATCCTAGCTTTGATTATGCGGAGGATAACCCTAAGAACTGGCGGTCAGGATTTGCCATTTTGACATTTTGGAATGGTAAATTAATGCCACCAGAACTGTGCGAGGTTATCTCCGAAGGGTTAGTGTACTTCAGGGGGCAGGTGATTGAGGTTCCTTAACGAAGATGCCACCAGCGTTCATATACCCTTGACGATCTTTAATCTCCTCATACGAGAACTTTAAGCAACTAGTTAGAGTGACATTTTCAAGAGCAGCAATATTGATGAGACATACAAGAACGTCGCCAATTCCATCAATAATTGATCTACGGTCGCGCTGGATAAGTGCTGTGTGGAGTTCATGCATTTCCTCCTGAGCTTTACGATATTGAGCTATTGATGTGCTATTCGGTATAATTCCACGAGCTTCAGACCACCGGATAACGTCCATTTCTGTTTCATTCCAACTCATTTATTCTCCCTTTAAATAGTGCATCATTTCAGCGTTTAACTTAGCTTGCGCCCACTTAGTAGGGCCTGATAGTTGCATTAATGCTAATGAAAACATAACAAAATTGTTAAGTTTCTCTAGTTCAAGCTCATCAACTTCTCCTCTACGAATCCCGTCTATAACATTCATTACTCCTATACGGTTTCCATCTATAACTGCTTGCCAGTCATAATCTATTTTGTTTTTTGGCATTTTTTTCTTTCAATGTCTTAGGTACTTTAGGTTTAGGACACCATCCTATACATTCATCAGACCAAACTCCTATTACACATACGCCACCAGGGTTTAACAGCAACATACTCATTCCTCTTGGTGGTGGCTCTATATCTGGATCACGGAAGTAAAGCTGGTCAGTTGTTATCTGTTTCATTACGAATTTCTCTAGTTAAATACCATTGTGCTTTTTGCAAGTCTTGCAATCTACTGCCTTTCTTACCTGCACGACTTATGTATTTAATGGCATTTCCTAGATTAAATCCCAATCCTTTAGCCTCAATGAAATCAATGGTCTCTATACCGCCGGAGGTATAGTGTGCTGGCTGGTTTACTTCATCCATTGTTCTTCTCCTTTAGCTTGGCTTCGATGGCGCGGGCAAACGAGTACGGCAGCATTCGCGCACCTTCGACGTTTAGCTTTCCTGCATCTTCAATTTCATCATCCGTCAGCCCTTGCCATTCGCGCTGTGGTGGGGTGGTGTAGAGACTTCTAACTTGATATTCCCAATCGTGCAACACAGGGGTTTTTTTATAGTCATTTGCTACAGGCTCAGT